TAAGGTACATGAACTTACAGAAGCATTCCAATATTATCTATTAAGAGCAAGTAATAAAATTGCAAAAGAAAGAGGTGCCTGCGATTATTTTAACCGTACTAAATACAGTGATGGCATACTACCAATTGACACATACAAAAAAGACTTGGATGAAGTCTGTAATATTAAGTTAAAGTATGATTGGGATACTTTACGCAATGACATTCGACAGCACGGTCTACGGCACTCGACATTGTCCGCACAGATGCCTTCGGAGAGCAGTTCCATTGTGTCGAACGCCACAAACGGAGTCGAGCCACCTAGAGGGTACTTGTCCATTAAAAAATCAAAAAAAGGGCCTCTTAAGCAGATTGTTCCGCAGTTTCAAAGTTTAAAAAATTATTATACCTTGCTTTGGGAAATGCCAGGCAACGAAGGTTATATTAATGTAATGGCTGTGATTCAAAAATTCTTTGATCAAGCCATATCAGGTAATTGGAGTTATAATCCTACTCAATATGAAGATAATGAAGTACCTATGAGTGTAATGTTTAAAGACTTATTAACTACATACAAATTAGGTTGGAAAACTTCTTATTATCAAAATACATACGATTTTAAAGGCGAAGACGTAGAAGAATTAAGAGAAGAGATAAGTACTCCGCTGGAGCAAGAAGCACCACACCCTGAACCAACTTCTAAAAAGGAATTGGACGAAGAATGCGAAGCCTGTGCAATTTAAGTATTGACAAGTTGCGTAAAGTAATTTATAATAGTATAGGAAAGTAGAGATATAGAAAGAGTAAAAAATGGCTAAAACTGTCTTTAATAGAAATAAAGTAGACTTTACAAAGCAACCTATGTTCTTTGGTGAAGATCAGAATACACAGAGATATGATACATTTAAGTTTCCTGAGTTTGATAAGTTGAATCAAACTATGCTTGGTTACTTTTGGAGACCTGAAGAAGTAAGTCTTCAGAAAGATAGAGCAGACTATCAACAGTTCAGACCTGAACAGAAACATATTTTTACAAGTAACTTAAAATATCAAACACTATTAGATAGTGTACAGGGTAGAGGTCCAAGTTTAGCATTTCTTCCTTGGGTGTCTTTACCTGAACTAGAAGGTTGTATTGTTACTTGGGATTTCTTTGAAACAATCCACTCACGTTCTTATACACACATTATGAAAAACGTTTATCCTGATCCAAGTGAAGTGTTGGACCACATCTTAGAAGATGACGAAATTATTAAACGTGCTATTTCAGTTACAAAGAATTATGACTCTTATACAGATGCAGTAGAAAACTTTATGTACAAAGGCAAAGGATCAATGACAGATGTCAAAAAGAAATTGTTCCTTGCAATGATGAACGTAAACATCTTAGAAGGATTAAGATTTTATGTTTCATTTGCTTGTACATTTGCTTTCGCAGAAAGTAAGATGATGGAAGGGTCAGCAAAAATTATTTCATTAATTGCTCGAGACGAGGCAACACACTTAAACTTATCCACTCACGTATTAAAAAATTGGTTACGTGGTAATGACGATCCTGAAATGCAAAAGTTAGGACAGGAAAGCGAACAAGAAGTTTATGATATGTGGAAGACCTGCGTTGAAGAAGAGAAGGCTTGGGCAAAGTATTTGTTCAAGGATGGTTCCATCATTGGATTGAACGAAGAAATCTTAGGCCAGTATGTAGAATTCATTGCTAATAGAAGATTGAAAGCCTTAGGATACAAACCTATCTTTGATCAACCAGTGAATACTAATCCTTTACCTTGGACACAACATTGGTTGAGTTCAGCAGGATTACAAGTGGCTCCACAAGAAACAGAAGTAGAGTCATACATTATTGGGGGCGTAAAACAAGACGTAGAAAAAGATACATTCAAAGGATTTAAATTATAATTATGATGAACGTAGTATATTCAAAACCAATGTGTACCTATTGTGATAAGGCAAAACATTTGCTCAAGACATCAGGTATAGAATACAAAGAAATGTTAATAGGCAGAGACCTAAGCAGGGAAACTTTATTAGAAGAGTTTGAAGCGAATGGTATGCCACAGCCAAGATCTGTACCGCAAATCATACTTAACGGTAAGTATGTTGGGGGATACAATGAACTTGTTAAGTACATTGAAGACCACGGTATGGAAGGACTGAAACAATAAAGTATGTTAATTGAAACTCCGCACAAGAAAGGCGATACAGTATCATTCAAACTACAATCAGGAGAAGAGATTGTAGCGAGAGTTGATGACATAACTGAAACAGGTTATCGCTTACACAAACCTTTAACATTAATGAACACAGGTAAAGGAATTGGCCTAGGTCAATTCATGATGACAGCGGATCCGTTATCAGATATTCATATGCCTAAGTCCAGTGTAGTTTGTTCTTCAAAAACCCATACCACAATGGCGAAACAATATATTGAAGCAACCACTGGGATCAAAACATGAGTCAAAAAATTTTAGTAGATGTAGACGGAGTTCTACTTGATTGGGATACTGCCTTCCAAAAATGGATGGCGTTAGAGGGTTTCATCGTAAAGGAAGACGGTGATAAAGAGTATAAAACACATCTTAGATTTGTTACAAATATCCAGAAAGATGCTATTCCAGAAGATAAAGCAGAATGGTTAGTAAAGATCTTTAATCGATCTGCATGGATTGGTTTTTTAGAACCACATAAAGATAGTGTAGAAATAGTGAAGGCATTAAAGGAAAAAGGATATACCTTTACTGCGATTACTTCTTTAACTTTAGACCAGCATAGTCAAGCATTAAGAAAAATGAATTTGGCAGAAGTCTTTGGTGAAGACACTTTTGAGGATATCCATTTTTTAGAAACTGGTTCCGGCAAGGAAGAAGTTTTAAGCAAAATGGGTCAAGGGCATTGGTGGATTGAAGATAAGCCAGAAAATGCATTAGTTGGACTAAAGCACGGACTTAAACCAATCCTTATTGAACATAGTTACAATAAGACGTTTTCGAACAGTCAAATCGAAAAGGTACCAACTTGGCGTAACATATATAAAATAGTAACAGGAGAAAAATATGTCATCAATTCATGAGCAAATCACGGCGGCATACGAGAACTACTTGAAAGAGTCTGAATCTTTCGATACAAAAGGCGTGAAAGCCTCAGCGGCAAGAGCCAGAAAAGCATTAGGCGAAATGGGTAAACTTGCAAAGTCTAGAAGAGCAGAGATTCAAGAAAAAAAGAACTCTATGTAATTTGAATAAGATTGGCGTTGTATGTAAGTTCTTACAACGCCTTTCTTTTATTATGATATCCGTAACAATTACCAAAAAATTTATAAATATGATTAGTATTATTAATACTGAACACGAACTAGGGCGTATATAACACATGGAAAAAGGAAAACTAAAGTGGTATAATCCAGTAAAAGGTTTTGGATTTATCACTCCAGAAAAAGGTGGCAAAGATATCTTTGTACACGTTTCCCAATTTAAAAAAGCAGGTATAACGGATATACTAGAAGGTATTCAATTAGAATATCAACTAGAAGAATTCCGTGGCCGAACTATTGCCGCGAACATCAAACAAATCTAAGATATATTTAGAAGATTATTTTACTTGTTTCTTCTGGTAATCTGCTATGGCCGCCTTTATGGCGTCTTCAGCCAGTACTGAGCAATGTATTTTTACGGGTGGAAGAGCCAGTTCTGTTGCGATTTCTGTATTCTTAATTTCCCTTGCTTCGCCCAGTGTTTTGCCTTTAACCCACTCAGTAACAAGAGAACTACTAGCAATAGCACTGCCACAGCCGAACGTCTTGAACTTGGCGTCATCAATACATCCTTTCTCGTTAACTTTTATTTGTAATTTCATGACATCGCCACAAGCAGGTGCTCCCACAAGTCCTGTGCCTACGTCACTATCTTCTTTATCCATAGAACCTACGTTCCTAGGATTTTCATAATGGTCGATAAGTTGTTTACTATACCCCATATCTATCTCCGTTGTTAATAATCTTTTTGCATCTTCTTGAGAGTGTCCTTCCAATCATAATCAGGATTAGGAGCATACCGCACCATCATTGACCCTGGGCATCTATCATCTTTTCCTGTTACGATTGTTTCACTGCTTTTGCCTGCACCAACATATATGCACACTAGATTGTTACCTATATGGCCCATATATACCCTACGTGCAACAGTCATCTTGACTTGTTTTCTTTCTCCACGTCTTATCTGTTGATCATAAGTGTACGGCTTTGTTGCTCCGTAAGTCTTCGCTCCGGCAAGTGCGTCAGTCCAAGATAGTAAAGCAGTAACCACAAAGACATATATCATATAATCCCTCTATAATCTAATGCAAAATACAATAAACCTATTACAAAGGCTAATATGAATAAAACCGCAGTTCCTATTTGCAGTGCTTCGACAAAATCTTTTTTGCGTTCTGCTTGTCTATAAACTTCTTGTTCTCTTTTGGCTTTTATCTTTCGACGCATTTCTTTTAGTTCGTCCCAGGTTCCATACCCATAACGAAAGTTAAGTAAAACTTGTAATTCTTTTTCTTGTTCTATGATTTTCTTTTCGTGGATTAAAAGTTGTAATGCTTCTTCTTCTACTGAACCTGCGTTGAAAAGTTTTTTGAACAACGGAGGCTTCTTTTGCATCTGTTGTCCTTTACGGAAATCGGATATGGCGGTGTACCACTTGCCCATTTGACCGACTGTGTTTTCAAAGTCTTGGCCGGCTTGGACAAATCTCTTAACGGTGTTAAAGGCCGACGTTGCGGCGGCGATTGCAGTAAAAGGATCTACTATTTCCCTCTCCTAAAAAATTAACCCTCAATAATATTTATCTATTATTCTAATATAAGTGACTTGATTGAAAGAGTTCCGTCTATGTTTTCTTCCAATTCTGCTTTAGACCTGATACACTGGTACTTGACACCTTCTGAATATTGTCTTTCGGCTGTACGTTTTCCTCTTAGGCATACACCCATTGACTCTTGTATTCTATGTTCTTTGATTTCATTGTTTACTAACATTAGTAATGCTACAATAGTCTCGACCATTAGTCTACTCCGTTACCGTTTGTATATTTGATATCTCTATCTGCGTCTTTAAGTTTCTCAATATCCTTTGCTATCTTTTCTACTTGCTTCTGTAAGAACTGAATGTTTACTTTGTTTTCCATGTTCTTTTCTAACACGGCTTCCATCTTCTCTACACTTTTATACAAGTCTTCGATGAGCATGAATTGTTCTAGGTCGTTTTGTGATTGACCTAATTCACCTCTAGGATATTTGATTCTAAATTCTGAATTTGATTCTAAGTCTTTTTTAATAAGTGTAAGTGTATTACTATGTATGTTTAACTTTTCAATAACACCAAAGTATGCCCAAACACCTATTGCTACTGCACCTATGATAGCCAACATATTTCTTATTGGCATTGAAATAGCAGTATTATCTGATACGTTAAATTTGCTCATAAATCTTTTAGTTTCTATTTATCATTCAAAATGGTTGACATAGCCTATCAAAGGTGTTATAAATATAGAGTAATTGTTGACGTCATTGTATGTCACAAGAGCAGGAC